CGGCGAACGCGATCCTTGCGGGCGTCGCGGACCCGACGGTCGAATTGGACACCACTGTGGACGCTACAGCGATCCTGGGAGGTGCTGCGGACTTGGATGTCGAGATCAACCTGACCTCCTCTGGTAACGCGATCCTGACCTCTACGGCATCCCCGAACGCCATCATCGACCTCAACTCCCCCACGGGGACGGCTATCCTATCTGGGCTGGCCGACCTCACAGTGGAGCATGACCTCGAAACCAACGCGGTCCGCATAGCGGGCGGCGCGGCATCCAGCACGATGGAAATCGACCTGGATACGGTGGCCCAGAGGGTCCAAGGTGCGAGCGCGGCCCCGCAGGTCGCAATCGACATCGCAAGCGCAATCGGCACCGCGATCCTTAGCGGATCAGCTAGCCCGACTGTCGAGATTGATGTGACCCCGCCCGTGGCCACCGCCATCAAGAGTGGTGTGGCTCAGGGTACGATCACGATCAACGTAGCTTCCACCGGCACGGTGGAGGGACCGACAGATGAGTTCATCTTCGTTGACTCACTCATCGGGAAGACGGTCCTAGTCGATCAGGCAACTGCTAGCGCGATCTACGCGATGGCCATCCAAGCAACCATAGCTTCCGTGGACACACTGACGGCAACGTCGGTCACAGTCACGGAACTCCAAGCAACCCTAAGCACCGACTCCGCCGTCACGGCGAAGGGCGGACGCTTCACTAAGAATACATAGAGGTAACCACCATGGCAATCGGCTCCGAAGCAAGCATCAGTATGCACTCCGGTGATACTCGACGCCTTGAGGTTACTGTTGTGGACGAAGCGTCCGCTGCGGTGGATCTCACGACCGCCAGTTCCATCATCTGGGCCTTGTCGAAGAAAGATGCCGACTCGGTTGCCCCGCGTGGGTCTTCTCTGGTGTCCAAGGACATCGGATCGGGCGTCACGGTTACAGACGCAGTGAATGGCCGGGTCGATGTTGCAATCGCCTCTGCCGACACTGCGGCGCTGGCCGGGGACTACTACCATGAGATTCAGGTGACCATGGGCGGCGACATCTCGACAGTGCTGTACGGCACGGTCACAATCGTGAAGGATCTCATCTAATGCCGTTGACATCATCCGATCTAGTCGTAGAGGACGGCACCGGCCTCGCGACTGCAAACACCTACATCTCAATCGCTGACACAGACGCATACCACCTGATCCGGGGCAACGAACTCTGGTCCGACGCTGACGAGAACGACAAAGTCGTCGCACTGGTCCGGGCCACGCAGTACGTGGACGAACGCTGGGTCTACCAGTCAGTCCGATTCGTTGCTACCCAGGCTCTGATCTTCCCCAGGACCACCCTGTACAATCAGGACGGCACGGACGTGTCGGAGACGGTCCCCCAGGAGATCAAGGACGCGACCTGTGAGTACGCCCTTCAGGTTCTGGGTGATGGCAGTGGCGTTGTTGCCCTGTCTACCACGCCCGACCAGAGCGACCCTCGCGCGATCACCTACAACCGTGAGAAGGTCGGCTCCCTTGAGACTGAGATTCACTACGACGGTACCCGCGGCGTTCAGGTCCAGAAGACCTACCCGACGGCAGACCGGATCATCGTCCGCAGCGGGTACACCCGAGGCGGGGGCGGGGGAGGAGTTATTCGATAATGGCCCTTACTGATACCGCTCAGAAGCTCATCAAGAAAAACGGGCGAGTGGTTTCGATCCAACGGACGGACACTACGCCGACCGACCCCAATAAGCCCTGGGGTGGCTCATCAGACACAACGACGACGAAGCTGACCTCGACCTACGCGGTGTTCTTCAACGAGAACGCCCGGGACTTGGAGGCCCGCTTGTCCGCAGTGTCCCGCTTGGTCCTCTCCCCCGTTGAGAAAAACACCTCGCTGGTCTACATCGCGGCGAAGGGACTGAACATCTCCCCTGAAATCTCAGACAAACTGGTGGATGGTAGCCGGACTCTGGAGATCAAGCAGGTGGAGACAGTCCAGCCGGGAAGCGAAAAGATTCTGTACATCCTAAAGGTGGAGAACTAATATGGCAGACACTCAGATGGAAGTTGTGGACGCCCTGCTAGGTTTCGTTAAGACCACCTGGGAAGCTAATGCAGGAACCGCTCCGCTGTATTATGATAACATGGACGCTGAGCGTCCCGACGTTCCCAGCCTCTTTGGCCGGGCCATCGTTCGTCACAACTTTGGCGAGCGAGCTAGCTTGGGATCCGCTGGGTCCAACTCGAAAGTAAACCGAAGGTACGGCGAGCTGTACGTTCAGATCTTCATTCCCCAAGGTGACGGACAATATCAAGCTCGGACTCTCGCGGACGCGGTGTCCTTTGCTCTCGAAGACGCAGACGCATCTATTGGTGTGCGGCTCCGAGACACTCAAATCAACGAACTAGGGGCAGACGGCACGTACTGGCAGATCAACGTCGTCACCAGTTACTCCTACGACCGAATTTCCTAATAAGGAGCAAGTTAAATGTCAGATACTAATCGCGTGTCCCTGCGGTACATCGAGGAAGTCACCTACGGGACCACTCCCGCGACTCCCGCTTTGACCGCAGTGCCTTACAAGGCCGCTTCGGACCTCGGCTTCACCCCGGAGACGACCGTCTCTGAGCTGATCCGATCCGACCGACAGATCAGCGACCTCGTTCTCGTCGGTGGATCCACTGGCGGCGGGTTTGACTCTGAGCTGGCCTACGGGATCCATGACTCTCTTCTCGAAGGTGTTTGTCAGAGCGCTTGGGTGACCAACGCCGCTTCCGACATCTCTGCGACGGACATCAGCATCGACGCTGACTCCATCGACACCGTTGGCGAAGACTTCACCACTCTCGGCGTTGCCGCGGGCGACTGGGTCTACATCTCTGGGTTCACCAGCAGCGCCCTCGACGGTTTCTACAAGATCAATGGCACCGTGACCACCACTGAGCTTCCGATTGAGCGGGCCGCTGGCGCCGCAGTCGAGAGCGCGGGCGCTTCCGTGACCATCAAGGTCGGGGATACGCTGGTCAACGGCGTTACTGCGAAGTCCTACACCCTGGAGCGATCCTACGAAGACCAGAGCACGGTCCTCTACGAATACCTGCGCGGCATGATGCCGGGGACTTTCTCCCTGACGGCGGCCAGCAAGGCCATCGTTGAGTGCTCCTTCGGGTTCCTCGGATCGACTCAGGAATACACCGAGACTCGCGTCTCCGGTGCGACCAGCTCTTCCGCTGGTTCCTTCAGTGTGTACAACGCCTCTTCCAACGTCGGGAAGATCGCCGAGGGTGGTTCCCCCATCTCCGGCTCGAACTTCGTGACCGAGGCGACTATCGAGATCGACAACAATCTGCGAGAGCGGAACGCTGTTGGGCATCTCGGTGCGGTGAGCATCGGCTCTGGTGAATTCAACGTCACCGGCTCCCTGAACACCTACTTCGACAACAAGACCCTGGCCGAGAAGGTTGTTGCCAACACGGAGACTTCGATCTCCTTGGCATTCAAGGCCAGCGACGGCGCCACCCTGATTTTCGACCTCCCCCGCGTGAAGTTCTCCGAGGGATCCCCGGAAGTCAGTGGCAAGAACGAAGACGTTATGCTGAACCTCGCCTACCAAGCAATTCTGGACGAGACTCTCGGCTACACCCTGAAGATCACGCGAATCTCCGCGTAATCCAACCATTCAACCTGAAGCACGGGGGCCCTACGGGGCCCCCTGTTCCACCCTACAATTTAACCCAAACAAGGAGACAACCCCCATGTCTTTATATTCCCTGTTCGGAACTGACCAAGATGCTGAGAAGGAAGGGTTTGAACTCGTCCTTTTCGACGCAGACATTGAGATCAAATTCCAGATCGCCCGCGCGGGCGGCTCCAACAAGAAGTACGCAGCGAAAATGCAGCAGTTGATGCGCCCCCACCAGCACGCCGCCTCTGTCGGCAGCTTGGACGATGATGTCGCCGAGAAGATCCTCATCACGGTTATGTCTGAGTGCCTGATCCTCGGCTGGGAGAATGTTGCTGGCCCCGACGGTGAGACGATTGAGTTCAGCGTCGAGGCGTGCAAGCGGCTCCTGAAAGACCTCCCCGAACTGCGGGACGTTATCTGGGCCGAGGCCAACAAGGTCGCGAACTTCATTGCTGTTGACCGCGAGGAGCAGTCGGAAAAATAACAGAGCTTCTGGAATGGTCGCTCCTCTGGGGTGAACACTCGCAGAAGCTGTATCAAGCAGCGGTGGACGCTGGGGTTCCGCCCCCTGAGTCCGCCATCCCACCGCAGTGCCCGGACCACCTACTAGGATATCTGGAGGTGTTCTGGACGTTGTCTTCATGTCGTCAGTTAGGCATGGGCAGCCCGGGGCCTATCCCCTGGACCGCGATTGATCAGTATGCAGAGCGCGTGAAGATCACAGAGGACGAACTCCTCTATGACGATCTTGTGTTCTACATTCGGAAGATGGATGAGACGTACCTTCGCATCTCTCAAGAGGAGCAGGAACGACAGTCCGCCGCTTCCAAAAATTCTCGCCCCGATACTGGGAAGGGAAAATCTGAGTGGTAGATCGAGTCATTAGTATAGCTACATTGGCGTGGCGCTATACGTAAGGCTACCACAGGGGCCCCCAAGTGGGGCCCCGTTTTCAGGAGGCCGGCATGAAGGTCAAAACCAACGCACCGAAGGTGTCCAGAAACCTAGAACGGTACTCTCACATTCTGTCGGACAACGCGACCCGAACGGTCGCAGAAGTAGCTAAGTACATCGTGGAAGAGGCCGTAGAGGCCACCCCCGTTGACACCGGCAAGGCCCGGTCCGGGTGGACCGCCAGCAAGGCTGGCCCCGTATTTATCAGCGAGCCGAACATCGTGGATCCTCAGACCACGATAACGACCGCGAGCAGTGCAATCGGCCGTACCGCCAATGCGGTAGACGTGACCAATGGCGTCGGCTACATCGGCAAGTTGAACTCAGGTACCAGTACACAGGCCCCAGCGGGGTTCGTCCGGTCAGCGGTGACCAAGGCGATCATCCGCCTAAAGGGCGTCAGGCTACTGAAGCCTGGGTCACTAGACAAGTTCAAGGGGAGATAGCGCATGGCTACTGAGCAGATGCACATCCATATTTCGCAGAGTGGCGCCAAGCAGACGCGAAGAGCGATCTCCGGCCTCTCTGTGGCCATGGCGGGAGCAGGATACGCGGCGCTCCGCATGGGCAAGGCGTTTGTGGAATCCGCAGACCGGGTCACGAACCTGCGAAACCAGACCAAAGTATTCTCCAAGGACCAAGGCGACGCGAACTATCGTTTCCAAGAGACGGTCAGAATCTCGCGCGAGATGAACCAATCGCTCGGGGCGGTTGGTCAGGTTATGCAGCGCTTGTCCTTGGCACAAGATTCAGTCGGACTCAGCACTGAGCAAGTCGTCCTCATGACGGAGAACTTGGTGAAGTCCGTGGCCCTCTCCGGGGCAACCGCCCAGGAAGCCGAGGGTGCGCTGCGCCAGTTCGCGCAGGGTTTGGCAGCAAACCGCTTCTCTGGACAGGAATTGAACTCCGTTTTGGAGCAGACTCCTCTCGTCGCCGCCCAGTTGGCGGAGTCCCTAGGTGTCGCAGTCGGTGACTTGCGCGCCATGGGTGAGGCTGGTGAGCTTACCGCTAAGGGCTTGACCGATGCGTTCGCCAAAGAGATGCCCAAACTGGAAGAGATGTTCCAGAAGTATGTCTTCCCGATGGAGGCGCTGTTCACCGGAATCAAGACCGAGGTGGACTTGTTCCTCGACAAAGTAGGTGAGACGACCGGCGTAAGCACGAAATTCAAGTCTGCCCTGCAAGACATCAAGATCTTTCTGATGGGTATGAACGAACAGCTTGAAAAGGGAGGCCCGCTGCTAGACAAGATCACGATGGCCGTCGATGGACTGAAGGTCGCAGGAATCGGCTTTCTCGCCATTGGGCTGGGCGCCGCTATCGCTGCACTCGTGACCTCTGTCGTAGGCTTGGCCGCGATTGCCGCCACTGCGGTGGGTGCGGTGTACGCATTCCGTAACGAGATGTTTCAGCTCGGCGGAAGAATCGTTTCCCTAAACGGGATCCTTGAGGCCCTCTGGAACAACCTCAAGATGACCGGCAACTGGCTCCTCGAAGTCGCTGATAAAGCGATGGCGGGATTCACGAGTAAGCTGGAGCAACTCCTCGGCGTGCTTGACGACGCTATCGTCGGTTTCGGTATTCTCCATCAAGTTGCGACCGATCCCTTCGGCGACTGGAGCATCAACACACTGGTCGCCCAGAACCGTACGCTGAACGGCTCCTTGGAGGAAACCAAGAACATCCTCGCTGACATCGGGACTACCGCTTTCGAGGCTAACTTCGGCAAACTGCTGGACGATGCCTCGGTCAACACGTTGACTAACTACTTTAACGCAACGGGCGCCAGCAGCAAAGATGGCCGGGAAGTAATCAAGGCGCAGGGCGCACCCGCCTCCGGTGCTGGGAACATGGACAAACTGTCCAGCGCTCAGGCCGATGACTTTCAGGATCTGCAAGAAGACCTCATGCCGTGGCTGGAAGCGCAGCGCGAGTACAAGGAGAATCAGGAACTCATTAACGCTGCGACCAAGGCCGGGAACATCGACCTGAGTGAGCAGCAGGTGCTTACGGCTCTGTTGACCGAAGAGTACCAGAAGCAGATGGACACCCTGAACTTCGACAAGCTCCAAGACACCCAAGCAATGTGGGGCGGGGCTCAGAAGGGATTCCAAGACTTCTTCGAGGGCCTCGGGTCTGAGGCGGACGCATGGGCGCAGGGCATTGAAGGGTCATTCAACATGGCCTCCAGCGCCTTGTCTGAGTTCGCGACCACTGGCCGGATCGACATGAAGAAGTTCGCGACGGACATGATCGCTCAGGTCCAGAAGATGATTCTCAAGCTACTCCTGCTCAGGGCTCTCAAGGCCGCAGCAGGAATGGCGGCCGGGTCAAGCAAC